TTTTTGTCATGGAACAGGAATAATCAATAGAAGATTTGTTTTCTTCCGTCCAGATTTGTACCTTCATAGCTTGTATGCATATACCAAAACAATAAAATTATCTTTTGGATTTGTAAAATTTTACTAATGAGTACACTAATAGTAGTTGGCTGTAACTATCATACAAAATGGCAGAGTAAAAAATCAATGAGGTTTGTATTGGTAGAAGTAAAAGGTAATAGAGCAAGGCTAAAAACAAGGAATACGAAGAAAGACTTCTGGACAAATATTGATGATTTGATTTTCATAGAGAGTGATTGGAATAAAAAGAAGGCTGATATTCTTTCTCTATCTGAACATAGTAAAATAAGTATATGATAATAGCACATGGAATAGATAAGAGGATAGGAATATGTGATATTGAGACATTAAAGGAATTATTTGATGTTGGTATCTATAATCCTGATACTAAGGAGTGGCAGGAGTTTGAAGTATCTGCATATAAGAATGAGTTATATCATTTTGTAAAGTGTTATACCTCAAGAGAGTATGATTACTTAGTTACCTTTAATGGTATAAACTTTGACCAGCAGGTTCTGCAGTATGTGGTTGATAATTACGAAAAGTGGTATAATAATACAAACCTTGAGATATGTCAAATTATATATGACTATGCTCAAAAGGTTATTGAGGATAGTAATTATGGGTTATTTCATACCTATAAGGAGAAAGATTTCTCTATTTACCCAATAGATATATTCCGTATACATCACTTTGACAATGATGCAAGAAGAACATCCTTAAAATGGTGTGCCTTTATGTTGAATGAAGATGTGGAGGAAATGCCTATTCACCATAGTAAAGAGAATCTTACTGAAGAAGAAATAGGTATAATCAGGGTTTATAGAAGAAATGATGTAAAGGTAACCGAAACACTATTTCAACTTACGTTAGGAAATGTAGATATTCCTGAATTGAAGGATTACAAAGGTAAGAATAAACTTCAGGATAGGTTTGATGTAATGCAAGAGACTGGTTTACAGTGTCTTAATTGGAGTGATGTGAAAATTGGTGAAGAATGGAACAAGTTAGATTACATGAAGGAAGAGAATATTTCTGACCCAAAGTCATTACTTCCTCAAAAGGTTAAGCATCCTTTTGGACAAAGATTTAAGAATTTCTTCCCTAAACATACAGAATTTGAGACTGACCACTTAAAAGATTTTGTAAAGAGACTTGGTAATGAATATGTTAAGAATGTAAAACAGGAATTTCCTATTAAGATAGGTAATACCACATATACAGTAGCTAAAGGAGGACTTCATAGTACTGAAAAACATAGACATATAACAATACCAGAAGGATTTAGATATGATGATGAGGATATTGGAAGTCAGTATCCAAATAGTATGGTTAAGTTTAAGATATGTCCTCCGCACCTTAAAGATACATTTCTTAAACAGTATAATGGTAAGATATCTAAAAGAATCTCATTTAAAAAGATTGCTAAAGATTTAATAAAAGAGGGTAAAAAAGAGAAAGCTCGTCCTCTTATGTCAGTGCAGGAAATGCTCAAGCTATGTCTGAATGGTGGTGGGTATGGTAAATTAGGCCAAAGAGGTTCATTTCTTGAGTACCCGGAAGGTATGCTCAAAGTTACTATGGGTAATCAGATGGAAATTCTAATGCTTATAGAAAAGTTAGAAATGTCTGGTTTTCAGGTACTTAGTGGAAATACTGATGGTATATCTGTCTATTATCCTGACAGTAAACGTCAAGAGTTTCTCCAGATATGTGAGTGGTGGGAGAAAAAGGTTGGTAATTTTGAGATGGGTAAGTTAGAAGAAACTCCTTTTAAAGAGGTATGGCAAGAATCTATTAACCACTATATTGCCAAAAAGGAAGACGGAGTGAAGAAGAAGGGAAGATTTGCTACAGAATTTGAATTACACAAGAATAAGAGCAAGCGTATAATTCCTATGGCTTTAGAAGCTTATTTTATTGATAAGAAAGACCCTGTTGAATTTATAAGAAATCATAATAATATATTTGATTTCTGTATAGCTAAGAAGGCTGCAGGTAAAATGCACTATGAGGAACAATTTGAGGAAGATGGTAAAACTGTGGTGAAGACTCACAAGAAACTAGTAAGATATTATATATCTACTACTGGAAGTATACTTTACAAGAGAGGATTTAATCACGAAGGCAAACCAATGAACAATCATTGTGAGGCAGAAATGGATATAGGTCAACCTCTTGTAACTTACTTCAACAGATTTTTCAAAAGTGATAACTATAATATTGATTATAACTACTATATATTGGAAACTTTAGAGAGAATAGATGCTATTGAGAAGACAAAGAAAGCAAAAGCATTTGTAGAATCTGTGAAAAGTAAGAGTTGTGGTAGTCAATTAAAATTATTTTAAAGAAGGTAAGTCAGGTGGCGAAGCTGGTAAACGCAAAAGAAGAGGTCGTAACTCTTACGTTAATGTACGGAATCCACACATTCTTATAGGTTCGAATCCTATCCTGACTACAAAATTAATTATCGTAAAAATAAAAATTAAAAACATGAAGCTTGAAGTTAAAATTACCGATGAAGCTGGCAATGTTCAGCAATACGTTGTTAGCGGTTCGTTGCCTTCTCGTGAGGATGCTTACAAAGAAGGATTGAACAGAAAACGCAGACACGAAAATAATATAGTTTGGAAAGCAAAGATATTTGCAGCAGGTGCAATGTGGGCTAAAATGAAGATGACTGGCATTAGTGATGTCATTGGCAATGACCGCTAACTATAGAGTTGGAGATACAGTAACAATTAAATAATAAGTAATGGGAAATTTCGAACGAATAAGATACCCTGACGGGCAAATATCTGCTAAGTGGGTAATTGGACAGTATGATAATAATCCTCTTGCAAGACGTAGGAGTGATTTTGTATTAAGAGAACGTATTAATTCCTACGAGGATTTATTCTTTGTAAGAGCATGTGCAGATATTCTGCATTATCAGGCAACTATTGATAGTTGGAAGCTGTTTATTCCATGTATGTTTGGACAAAGGTCAGATAGAAGATTTAGTAATATGCAATCCTTTGATTTAAAGCTAATTACAGATATAATCAATGAGTGTAAATTTGAAGAAGTTGAAATATTTGACCCTCACTCTGATGTATGTCTGGCTTTGATTAATAACTCCTCAAAGAAATCTTCTTTTGAGTATGTAGAGAAGGCAGTATCTGATGTTATATGGAGACGAAGTAACGCACCAAGCAAAGGTCCATTTGAAGATGTAGTTCTTGTTTCTCCTGATGCAGGTGCTTATAAAAAGGTATTCGAGTTTGGGGAAAAACTTAATTTGTCAGTAGTTGCTGCAGTAAAACATAGAGATACACAAGGTAATATTAGCTTAACCTTTATGGGAGATGTTAAAGGTAAACACTGCCTTATAGTAGATGACCTATGTGATGGAGGATATACCTTTGAAGTGCTAGGAAAAGCTCTTAAAGAACAGGGGGCAGAAAAGGTATATTTGTATGTAAGCCACGGTCTATTCTCTAAAGGATTTACAAATCTTGAGAAAGTAATCGACCATATTTACTGTACAAATTCAGTAAAAGATATAGATTCAGCTAGTTATAACAACGATGGAGCTAAGATAACAGATTTTCTAACTCAATATAAAACAGTATAATGGACCAATTTTTAAGACCAAATGCTATATTTCTTCGTTTATTGGCTGACTGGAAGAAATATGGAACAATTACAGTAGGATTTGATTTTGACCAGACAGTAGCACCCTTTCATGACCATTCTGCTACTTTTGATATGGTAATAGCATTATTACATGAATTAGATGAGATTGGGTGTACTCTTGTATGCTGGACAGCCAATCCTGACCATGAGTTTGTTGCAAAATACCTTAAAGACAAAGGTATAAATCATGTAGGTATAAATGTAGATGCTATAGATTTGGGTTATCAGACACGCAAACCTTTTTATTCTGCTCTTTTGGATGACAGAGCTGGGCTTGATTCGGTATACAGAGATTTAAGCCTTCTTGTATGGTATGTTAAAACACATTTAAAAGTAAATCATGATAACAGTACACACACCACCAGTATTCCCTCAGATAAATCCCTATAGAGGAATTTTTCTAGGTGGGTCTATAGAGATGGGAGAAGCTGAAGATTGGCAAAGCTATTTTATTAGTGAAGCAAAAAAGACAAGAGCAGCAATATCCAGAATGATAAATTGGGACATATGTAATCCAAGAAGAGATGATTGGGATAGCTCATGGAAACAGTCTATAGAGAATCCTCAATTTTATCAGCAGGTACAGTGGGAATTGACTTATTTAGAAAGATGTCACTATAAAGTATTCTACTTTGCTAAGAACACATTATCTCCAATAACTCTCTTAGAGTTGGGAACATTTCACAAAAGTGAAAATGTGTTTATGTGTGCAAGTCCAAATTACTTAAGACTAGGTAACTTACAAATATATGCAAATAGGTATAATCTACATCTTTATTCAACATTAGATGAAATAATTGAAAAGATATTAAAAAATTAAAAATGAACCCAATATTAGCTACAGACGGATATAAAACTTCTCATATAAAAATGTATCCACAGAATATTACTAAAGTATATAGTAATTATACTTGTAGAAGTACTAAGAGAATGCCAAATAAAGTAGATGATATTGTTGTATTTGGTATACAGTACATGTGCAAGTATATTAATGATTTATGGAACGCAGAGTTTTTTAAAAAAGATAAAAACATAGTATGCAATGAAGCAAAAGAGTATCTTTGTTCCTACTTAGGGACGGAATATGATATATCTCATTTTGAAAAGTTACATGATTTAGGTTATCTACCTATACAAATAAAGGCACTTCCTGAAGGATGTATAGTAAAAGAGGGAATACCTATTTTTACTATAGTAAATACTCACCCAGATTTCTTCTGGGTTACTAACTTTTTAGAAACCCTTATTTCTACAATTATTTGGAAACCAGTGCATTCTGCATCTATAGCCTTTGCATATAAAAAGTTATTATTAAGATATGCAAAAGAGACTGATAAAAACAATGTTGGATTTGTAGATTTTCAAGGACATGATTTTTCATTTAGAGGAATGCAGTCTGTAGAATCAGCAATATCTTCAGGCATGGGATTTTTAACTTCTTTTAGAGGAACTGACACCATTCCAGCTTTACAATCTGTTAAATATTATTATGAAAGTATAAATGTCGGCTTTTCCGTTCCGGCTAGTGAACACTCTGTAATGTGTGCTCATGGTAAAGAAGGAGAAATTGATACTTTAAGATATTTAATGAAACAATACCCAAATGGTATTTTATCAGTAGTATCAGATACTTGGAATTTATGGAAGTTAATTACTGAATATTTATCTGCTCTTAAGTCTGAAATTATGGCTCGTGATGGTAAATTAGTGATTAGACCTGATAGTGGAGACCCTGTTGATATTATTTGTGGTAGAACATTTGTAGAAGTAGATGATGTAAATGATTTATATTTTAGTGATTCTCCAAGTGTAGTATATTGTAAAAAATCAGATTTATTTTATGAAACAAATCCATATGATGATGGTCATAAAACTAGATTTAATTTAAAAAGATTATTACCACAAGAAATTAAAGGAGTAATTGAACTTCTTTGGGATATATTTGGAGGTACTATTAATGAACAAGGTTATAAAGTATTAGACCCTCATATTGGAGCTATTTATGGTGATTCTATTACCTTAGAGAGAGCAGAACAAATCTGTGAACGCCTAAAAGCTAAAGGTTTTGCTTCTACTAATATTGTTCTTGGAATAGGTTCATATTCAATGGGTTACGCAACAAGAGATAGTCAGGGGGGTGCAGTAAAATCAACATATGTTGAATTAGAGGAGGCATTTTTACCTACTCCTGAAAGCATTGAGTATGGAATTAGAACTATTGGTAGAGAAATCTTTAAAGACCCTATTACAGATGATGGTACTAAGAAATCTGCTAAGGGATTGTTATGTGTTAAAGAGGTATTGGTTCCTGATGAGTTAGGGAAGCTTCATCACTCTACATATAAACTGATTGACCAATGTACTCCTGAAGAAGAGCAAGGAGGTGCTTTATCAACAGTATTCCTAAATGGAAAGCTGGTAAAACGCTTTACCTTAGATGAAATAAGAGAAAGACTTTCTAAAAACCACAAAATTTAATTAAAATGAAATACGAAGTTGATGAATCATTTATTACAGAAGCATATGATGCAGCTTGTGATGACTGGAAGAAAAAATTAGAGGAAAAGTTTCCAGACCTTCTTAATTGTAAGAATAGAATAGAGAATTTACCTGAGTATAAAGAATACATGAAAAAATCTTTTGGGGAGAAATCATTGATATATATTGATAATTATATTCTTATCGAGTTACCTAAGAGTAATACTGCTTGGAGTATAGCAGCCTTTGCATTGGCTACCAGTATATGCAAAAAGGGAATTGCAGGGATAGTACATGCTGATTATAAGGAATCTTTTATAAGTACTTATAATGTTTGTTTTTCTCAAGGTTCTATTAAATCTAGATATGAGGTTGATTTTCTATTACTAAAAAGATATCATTAAGAAAATATATATTTAAAGTAAAAAGGGCTCCTGAGGGAGCTCTTTTTTAACAAAATTAAAAACTTTTATTTATGGAGAAGAGAGAAATTATAAGTATATTTACAGTTACTGTATTTAAGACAGGCAAGCAGATGGAAGAAGCAATTATTGGAGATGGACAGACAGCAATAAGGTATCTCCGTAAACAGTACCCTAGGTACACAAAGTTTGTTTTAGATGGATTTGAGATAGATGGTGCATTTTACCCTCTTAAATTAAAATAGGAATGATTGACACAGAAAAGTATAAGAAAATACTAGATGAAGGTTTGTTACTTGACCATTATAATTTATTAAGATGTGTTTATGATAAAGAAAAAATAGTTAAGAATAGCAGGATTATGGGTTTTATGAACTTGTTATGTAAGAAGGGGTATATTCAAGATGGAGAGTTAACTGATAAAGCAAAATTTCTGTTAAAAGATGCTATAAAAATTACCCCTATTATAAAAAAGGGACAGATAGTAGATTTGAAGTCCACGGTTTATAATACTTGGATTATTGATTTGCATAAAAAGTGTGAAGAAGAGCTAAGTAAACTTGTTGGTAAAAAACAGGTGAGAGATAGTATTAATGGAAAATTTTACTCATTTCTACCTAATTCTGCAGATTTAGGAAGAATTATATCTAGAGTAATGACAGCTTATAAATTGTCAGACTTAGATAAAATTGAAAAAACAATTATTTCTTATATTAATAAGTGTGCTACATCAAAAAGTTGGTTTCCTATATTACAATATTATATATTCAAGAATAATATGAGTACTATGGTAACAGATATGGAAAATATTGATGATGATTTAAAATCTGATGATACAATTGTAAATATATGAGTGAATTTGATAAACTTACACAGGAGGTATCTGATGGAATGCATGGTAAAAATGAGGCTATTCCTATTGGATTACCGAGATTAGGAAAATATGCTAATTGGAGGAAGAGAATATTTACCTTACTGTTCTCATCTACAGGTGCTGGCAAAAGCAGCTTGGCAGATGACATGATACTAAATGCATGTGAGTGGTGTATAAAGAACTCAAAATCAACAGGTAGGAAGATTAAGTTCATTCTCTTCTCTATGGAGAGAGCTAAGCACTATAGGATAGCTAAATGGATAAGCAGGAGAATATTCCTTGATGAAGGGGTAGTCATCCCAATTCCCAAATTATTAGGTTGGTGGACTGAGAAATTAACTAAGGAGGAATTTGAGCTATTCTCCAGATATAAGGATTATATTGATATGTTACTTTCTGACTATATTGATATATATGAGGGAGCAAGGAGTGGACCAGATATTTACCGGATTCTTAAGGAATATTTTGAGAGAAATGGTGAATATAAAACCCATCCTGATAACCCATATAAGAAAATATATATTCCAGATGACCCTAACTTGATAGTAGTACCTGTAATAGACCACGGAAATCTTACCAGAAGAACAAAAGAGTTTCCTACTAAGAAACATGCTGTAGATAATCTATGTGAATTGATGCAGGGATTTCGTGACTTAGAGGGAGCTTCTCCATTATGGATAGCTCAGGTAGGTAGGTCTATATCTAATCCATTGAGACTGAAGGATACAGAAGCAGAATTGACATTGGATGATGTTAAGGAAAGCGGGGATATGGGAGATGCTTGTGATATTGCTCTATCATTATTTGACCCAGTTAAATATAAACAAGGTAGTAAGACAGGTTATAATCCTATGGAGTTTTTGGATAAAGCAAATGGTGCTAAATACTTCAGAAGTATCCAAATCTGTAAATCCTCGTATGGAGAGGATGATTTACGTATACCATTGGCTTTCAATGGTTTTTGTGGTCAATTTAAAGAGTTACCCAGAAGGGATTCTCTTTCAGATGGAGCACTACATTCTCTTGCAGAGAGTGTAAAGGACAAATCTTTCTTTTTACAATAAACTTAGAAAAATGACAAAAGAACAGTATCTGGATATAATATCACGTTCACAAATACCTATGAATATATGGTTTGAGTATTATAGGGAGAGGGGAGGGTTAGTTGATGATTTTGCTCAGTTTGAGAGATTATTCTCTACAGCACTGGTAAATGAGTTTACTGTAGAATCTTCTTCTATACCAAAAAAGATAAGTTTGACCAGTGCTCTTCACAATTTTTACTCATACTATAACAAAAAATTTGGAATGGATGAATATAAGAGACCTACGCCAGAAGGAGGCAGCTCATTCATATTTATTTGAGTCTGACCAGCGTTCAATAATTAATGCATGCCCAAGATTTGGTAAAATCAGGGTTGCAATTAATATCATTAAGGAGCTAAATTCCAGAAAGGTGCTACTTCTTATACCAAGAAATGATATATGGACTGGTTGGGATAATGAGTTTAATAATGTTGGAGTTAGACCACCTATAATTCAGGTAAGTACTTTTGCATCAATAGGAAAGCTAAAGAAGATAGAAAATGATGACTGGGATTTAGTAATAATTGATGAACCTCATGAGTTAAGTATAAATCAGCAGAATAAGTTAGCTCCTCTTATAGAAAATAACAAGGTGCTTGGATTGACTGGTACTATGACACAAAAAACAAGGGGTGAATTGTATGACAATTTAAATTTAGATGTATGTTATAGATATACTATAAATCAGGGAGTTGCGGAAGGTATACTTACTGATTATAATATGTATGTACATCATGTTAAATTAGATGGTAAAAAGTTCATATATAAATCAGCCAAGGGTAGGCAGTTCACAGAGAAAGGATACTTTGAGTTATATATGTATGTAAGAGAAAATGCTAAGATGAAGCACTTTATAGATATGAAGTTGATAAATATCATACAGAATTCTCATGCTAAACTAGTCAAAACCAAGGAGTTACTTGGAAAGTTTTCTGGTGAAAGAGTACTTGTCTTCTGTGGGGTAACAAATATCTCTGATAAATTAGGTATACCTGTATATCACTCTAAAAAGAAAGAGGAGGAAATATTCACGAGCTTCTGTAATGGAATTAAATATAACCATCTAGCTACTATTAAAATGATGCAAGCAGGTATAACTGTTCTTCCTATAAATAAGGGAATTATCAATTATATGTCTGGAAATCCTGAAGATAGTGCACAGAAGATATGTAGATTTCTTGGTTTTGAGTATAGTAATCCTGATAAGAAGGCTGAGATTCATATCATAACTTCAGATGAGCAATTTGAGCTATCTCGTCTGAAGACTGGGCTGTTATTCTTTGACCCAGCAAAGATTACTTATTATAAATAAATTCTGGAAAATGCCAAGAAAAAGAAGGAAAAAACAGAAAAAAGTTGTATATTTGTCTACTGTTTATCCCACGTTTTGTGGATTCAGACTGATTGAGAAAAATCGAAATCAGTTGTGGAGATGGGATACTTTAGAGGATGTAAAATACTAACAAATATATGGCAAAAGCAATGACATTACCAGAAAAAAAGAATGAATTTGAACTACCTACAGAATTAAGTAACCCTACAGTAAACATGGAGAGTTGTATCCTATTTGGATTGCCCAAATGTGGTAAAACCACTCTCCTGTCAAAACTTCCCGGTTGTTTAATTATTGATACTGAAAATGGAACAAATAAGATTAAGGGATTAATTAAAAAAGTTCCTGATGATAGAGGTCCGGTAGGGAAAATGAGGTGGCTTGAGGAATTTGCAGATTACCTTATTGCACAAGGATGTCCTTATGATTATATAGCAATTGATACATTTAGTGAGGTAAATGAGTGGGCTGAGTGGAGTGGTACATATAGGTATATGAATACCACACAGGGTCAGAAATTTAATAGAGATGATGCAGGAAACGCATTATCTCCTAAATCTGAAGACTACCAATCTGTTCATACATTAGGACAGGGGTTTGGGTATAGATGGTCAAGGGAAGATACCTTGCGTATGTTTGAGAAGTTTAAGAGAGCAGCAAAAAAATGTGTATTTTATGTATGTCATGTAGAAGATAAATATCTGGCAACTAAGGAAAATACAGAAGTAGTAGCTCCTAAACAGCTTTCTTTAACAGGTAAGGTAAGAGATATCCTTCCAAGAAAGGTAGATGGTATTGGCTATGTTTACAATGATGAAGGGGTAGTTAAGGTTAATTTCACTGGAAATGAGGAAAGAGTTGGTGGAAATAGGTGTCCTCACTTGCAGGGATATAATGATGTGGCTGACTGGAACAAAATCTTTATTGAAGAAAAAAACTAAAAAATATAAAAAAAAAAGAAATATGGCAGACTTTAAAAAATTAAAAACAGGTTCTAAATTAAGTGAAACACAGTATTATGTTGTAGAGCAGGTAAAGAATAATGATGTATTGCTCAGAACTGATTTAGGGGAATTAATCAATGTTAATCCCACATATGTAGAAAAGTGTTTGGTGTCAGCTGACCAGTATAATGATGAGAAGACAATGAGTAAAACAGATATTACTAATCTTTTCCTCTCATCTACAAATGTTGCATTGACAGTAAACTACAACAAGCAGGTAAAGGAAGATGAGGTTAAAAAGCAGTTGTATGCTTTATATCCTAATAAGGGAGGTAAGATTCTCAGTGAGGCAGAGTTTAAGAAGAGAATTGCTACTGCAGTAAGTGATGCTTTAGTTGGTGAAGAAAGAACAATGGTAGGAAGACATTATGGTAGTCAGGACGAATTTGGAAGAGTTCGTTTTATTGATATGGAAGAAACAAGAGATTTATCCAAGGATTATGATACACGTCAGCGTTTAGTTGACCCACGTACCATTAACTGGTTGATTCTCAAAGGAGTTAAGTATAATGTGAAATAAATTTGGTAATTTCCTATATAAAATCTATCTTTATAAGATTAAGTGCCCTTTTACAGGGCCTCGGCTACAATGAAGTAGCAATCTAAAAAAAGATGATATGTCAGTAAAAGGTAAACAGAAAGAAGTCAATGATTTTGTAAAGAAGTTTTATGTAGGCTTTACTACTGTAAAAGTAGTAGCAGTAAATCCCTCAAGAGAGGAAATTAATAAGTTAGTTGGAAAAGAGGATTCTCCTGATGATAAGGAGATGGTATATCTTGGAGAAGACCAAGAGAACAATGAAAGACTTAGATTGTCTTTCTGGCTGAAAGATACCAAAACACAGCAACTCTTTCCCTATTCCTTCAATCTTACAAATAAAGAGAGAAGAAATAAGGATAATACCAAAGTACAGATAATCAATAGTACATGTACTACAACATGGGTTCCTGTTGATGAAAACGGAAAGGTAGATGAGACTGCAATTCCTAATTGGTTCCTTAATTTTACTGATAGAGAAAATCAGGTTCTTGGACCTAAAAAGTGGAGAAAAGCATTAGCTGGTGAAGAAGAATTAGGTTCCTTGTTAAGAAGCTGGCTTGGTAAGCTTAACTTTATGGATGCTGAAACAGAGGTATTAATTGATACCAAAAAGCTGTTTAAGCAGAATTATAAAGAGCTTAGAGAATTGATTTCTCTTGATGAAAATGATGAATTTACAGGAGAAGGATATGATACACCTTTTGTTGTGTTACTTGGAGTCAAGACTGATGAAAATGACTCTAGTAAAAAGTATCAACAAGTATGGGGTAAAGGATTCTTGTCAGATAGCTTTATGAAGTATATTAATAATGGAGGTGAGAATGGACCAAAATTCAGCTCTGAATATACAAAGAAAGTCTGGAAGAAATTCAAGGAAGAAGTAACAGGAGATTATGGATTTGATGGCTATACTGAATTAGTTCCTCTCAAGGAATATGATGAAAGTAAGGACATTTCTGGTGGTATGAGAACTGCTAAAGAAGTACCTGCTCCAACATCAAGTGATTACTAAAGATTTATTATTCATTAATTAACAGAGGAGAGTACAGAAATGTGCTCTCCTTTTTTGTTAAAAATTTTTATTACTAAATTAATTATTATGTGTTTTACAAGAAAACCTTATGACAAAGTTCGTGCAAATATAGCCGAAAAAGATATAATTGTATATAAATGGCTAGTAAGAAGCAAATATACTAAGAATTTACATTCTGTATTTAGAGGTGCTTTTAAGTGGGAAAAGGGAAAGTTATTTAGAGAACGTAACTTTCCAAAAACAATGAATGGTAATAAAAAAACAATTGATTATGGTTTTCATAGTTTGCTTTCTATACAAGATGCTGTGCAGTTTAGAAATGATAGCTATGAGGTAGGTAGCTGGAGGTTATATAAAATGTGTATACCCAAAGGGGCGTATTATTATATAAATGATACACAAATAGTGTCTGATAGATGTTATCTTTATCAAGATACACCAGTTAGGATAAGAAAGAAATAAATATTACTATATGATTAAGGGAAAAGTTAAGCAAACTCTTACGAAAGAGGCAATCTTAGAAAGAGTATCTACTTATGATATTTATCGTTTTTATCAGGGTCCTTTTACCGTAAACAGACCTTGTGTAAATAGACATCGTGGGGAAAAAGACCCTTCCCTTATCATAGGTAATAAGATTAGTAATGAATTGACACATAAAGACTTCGGAGATTATAGTTGGAGAGGTGATGCATTTGCTTTTGTTAAAAAGATACATAGTTGTGATTTTCAGACAGCTCTCCGTATTATAGACAGAGATTTTGGTTTAGGGCTATCTTCGGGTATCAGAACAGATAGTAAACCTAAAGTTATTGTTTGGGAAAAACCAGATATAGAAATTAAGAGACCTCCTCTTATTCAGGTTGTATATTACTCAAAAATGTCTAAGGCAGGATTAGATTATTGGGCCAGACTTAAACAAGGAGAAAGTGATTTAAAAAGAGAGAATATCTATCAACCAAAGGAAATATGGAGAAATAGGAAGAAAGTGCCTATGGGAGATTTATTAACATTTGGATATCATTATGAGGATATAGATAGATGGAAAATATATCGACCATTTGCTCCTAAAAAGACAGAAAGTACTCATATAAATCAATGGAAGTGGGATAGTAATGTTCCGTTTGATTATGTAGATAATTTACAGGGAATTCATCCTTCTTGTGATAGAGTATTTATGGCTAAATCCAAGAAAGATAGAATGGTTCTAATGACTGCTCTACAAACTAATTGTATAGCTGATGTTCAGGCTGAAGACCCTGCATGTATATCTCAAGAGGTACTAGATAAGTATAAAGCTGTACCCAATAGGTATATTATATCTGATAACGACAAGAAGGGTAAGGAATTTAGTTGGTGGCTAACTAAGGAGCATCAATTTAAGCATATAAACGTTCCTGATAAATATTTTTCTGAGGAACCTAAATGTACAGACTTTGCTGACTTATGTTGGTATCATGACATGGAATTAGTTATTAATCACTTTAAAAGAAAAAAGCTAATATGATTGACCCTAAATATTTAGAAATTGGAAAGCTTGCAATAGAGAGAGTTCATAAGCGTTCTAACAAACTTTATATACCCTTTTACAATGGAAAAATCCTTGATGTAGGTAAAGTTGTCTATATAAAAAGAGGAGACCTTGTATCAGCTCTATGCAGTAAATTTATATCTGACATATATAGAGACATAAGCAATAACTCCGGAGCATATGCACATGAAAACTGGAAGATTGCTAAAAGACACTGTAAAGAGGCAGTTGAACAGCTAATAAAAGATAATGTAATAGAAATCAGACATATATGAATTATCAAATAGTTAAAGATGAAACGGTGTTGAAATCCTTCATCGACTGGCTACCTGAACTAAGGCAGACAGAAAAGTATTATTTATGCTTATTTGCAAGAAATAAATACTGTAAGGAATTAACTCATATTAAGAGTGATAAAGCTCAACTGAAGAGATTTGTTAGTGATAAAGAACGTATGTTCCAGAAAATCAAGCAGTTAGAAGTAGAAATAGGGTGTTATAAACAAAAACAGGTAACTGTTCCAGAACTAGCTTTAGCTCTATACATTACTCCCAACCCAAGAGATATGTATAAGGCTACAATAAATACTATGGTCAAACTAGCCAAAAGCATACGTGACCAAAATATATCTATGAATCCCCATCAGGAGGCTATGTCAGAGATACAGAAGTCCAAAAGTAGAACTTGCTGGATAGATTTTGATATTGATACAAAAGGAGCATCACCAGATTATCCTCACTATCTAAAGGAGCAAATATATAATAAGGTAGGAAAAGAAGCAGAGGTAAAGTTTCTTGAGACAAGAGGGGGCTATCATATACTAGTTAATCCAGATACAGTACCTTTAGCTCATAAAAGTTACTTTTATCAGCAGATAAAGGAAATGGCATTCTGTGACCAGTCAGGAGATAATATGATACCTGTTCCCGGATGTACTCAGGGAGGATTTATACCACATTTTATAAATTAATAAATATGACAACATTTGAATTCACTCACAAGAATACCTCTAGAATGGTAGTAATAGATGCAAAAACAGAAGATGAAGCATGGGAAGAATTAGCAGAGGAAGTTAAAAGCATTCATGGTTATCGACTAACTGATGTAGTACCTTTTGATGATGATGAAGAAGAAGAATAAAATATTTAAGTTAATATTTATGGCATTAGATAAGAAAATTGAAGAAGTGGCTATTCTACTAGGATTTGAAGTGGAAAGTCAACAATGGTTGAAGGATGGAGGCTGGATGCGATTAAGGCATGGGAAGGCTACCCAAGAAAGAGATTGGGCTCTTATTATCTATAAAGAAGATGGTTGGGATGGTGCTATAGGTAAAATGGGAGAAATGCTCTTAAAAGTAGGACAATTAATCAAAATTCAACAAATCAATTCGATTGTATGACAACTTGGAATACAAATCCATTCCTGAAAAGGAAAACAAAAACCGCTGCAGAAAATAAAATAAACTCTTACGTAAAGGGAAAAAATCCCACTAAGCAAGATTACATAGTGTCCATTCTAGAGATGAGTTTATCACAATTAAAAAAGTTTTGTAAATGAGAATAACACCTGAAAATTTAACAGAGAAAGACATAGCAGAATATGATATATTTGTATTTGGAAGTAACGAGAGTGGCATACATGGTGCAGGAGCCGCAAAGTTTGCTACATCAATAGGTGCTGTGTTAGGCCAAGGATTTGGATTAAATGGGAATACGTTTGCTATCCCAACGAAAGACTGGGCAATACAACAACTTGATTTGCAGACTATTAAGTTCTATGTAGATAGATTTATTGCATTTGTCAAAATAGTATATCAATCTAATAAATATTATAGTATTAGTGATGGTACAAAAATCTACGTTACAAAAATAGGTTGTGGATTAGCAGGTTACACTGCTGAGGAAATAGCTCCGTTGTTTGCTGAATGTATAGATATGGAGAATGTACATCTTCCTCAGGAATTCATTGATATAATTAATAAAAATAAAGAAAATGTGTCTTAATGTAAAAGAAATCTTTCGTACAAGAAGAGAAGCAAGAGAATTTGCAAGAAATCCTCTTATTGCTAAAAAAGATATAACTGTATATAAAGTTATATGTCCAAGTGGACAAGCCCCATACCGTTCTTTTATTTATGAAAAAGGTTATCATTATTATAATGAAGGAAAGAGAGCTCTTGGTACAAGTATAGTAAACTTTAGACCAAATCAATGGGAAATAAGAGTTAATCAAGGTCTTCATTCATTTATAGATAAAAGATGTGCAAAGCGTATGGCAATTTGCGGAAGACAAATTGTACAAATGGTAATTCCCAAAGGTTCTAAGTACTTCTTAGGTGAAAAAGGACATGCAGTAAGTGATAACTTAATATGGTATTAATATGACAGAAAAGCTTGATTTTAACAGTTTTGCAGGGAAGTTTGGAGGATGGGCGGATAAATTCAAGCCTTTTATAGAGGGAGAGGAGATGTGGAATATAATGCAGAAAATAAAAGCGGATAGTATAAAGGAAACAATTGTTCCTTCCAGTACAGATACTTTTAGAGCATTTGCTACCACATCTCCTTCCCAATTAAAGGTTGTATTTTATCTAATGGACCCATATCCTAGGAAGTACAGCAATGGTAAATTTCAGGCAACTGGAATTGCTATGGACTGTAGTAATAGTCCTGATGGTAAATTACAACCTTCTCTTACTCAATGGTATAATGCTATTAGCAGAAGTGAAGGAAAGAAGGTAAATTATAGTCCATCCTTAGAATATCTTCACCAGCAGGGAGTTATGTTACTAAATACAGATTTAACCTGTAAGCTAAATAAAACTCAATCTCATGAGGGGTTGTGGGAACCTTTCCAGAAATACTTCTTGGAGAATGTGGTTGGTAGTGATACAGGAATAGTTTATGTGTTGTGTGGAAAGGCTTCATTAAGGATGGAGAGATATATTAATCCTTTCTGTAAGATATTTAAATTGGCACATCCTGCAGCAGCAGCACATAGTAATACAGATTGGGATGATAAAGGAGTCTTTAAGATGATTAACAAAATCCTTGGAGAGAATAATGGATATACTATTTATTGGGATAAAGATAAGTGGGATGAAGTTACTCAGCCTCCATTTTAACTAAAAATTATGAATAGTGCACAATTAATGGTCCAAGCAAAAGCCTTGGAAAAGAAGGAAAGATATGATACGGAAACAAAGGAGATGAATCAACTAATACAGGAATATGTTGGTAAATGTTTTGCTACATCTAAGTTCCGTCAGAAATCAAAAGCATCATATCACAAAGCAGTTTATATCGAAAAGATTGAGAGGTATGAAGAACACAAGCATGCTACTGCTGAAGGAACTATAGTTTGTAGCTATCAGAGTATATATGTTTCAAAGAGCTTAGACTGGAAAAATAAAAAGAACACTAATATTAATTATACAGTTGGAAATTATACTACGCATCTAAATTCAGGAACATATAATATGTTCTATAATATGTATAATATTATTGATAGAATGAAGGAAATTCCTTATAATACTTTTCTTGAGGTATTTATGGCAGGGGAAATTGCAAATCAGGTAATTGATGATGCTTTTTCCGGAAATCTGAATCTAGAGATAGAGAAAACGATAGGTGATGATGGAGACCAGTCGAGGCTAGAAGAGAGCTGCAAAATTGCGGGTGTAGAGTTGATTGATTTGGAGAATCATCTACCTCTTCTAAAGGTGATAAGGTATGCAGATTTGCCCGGATATATGGAAGATAGATTTTTAATAAAAGATTTAGCTAAGGTAGCTTTAGAAACTCAAATTAAGTTAAATAATGCTAGAATGTCTGATAAATGGTGTGATAGCAGAGGATATGAGGCATTTAAGAGAGAAAATGAAGTAATATCCTCTTATATTAAGAAACTAAAATTATAGTATGAGATTTATTTTGAAAGTAAAAGATAGGGGGTTTGAAAAATACCCCCGTTTTATTTATACAGTTGAGGATGATGATGGTAATATATATGCTACAAGAAAGTCACAAAGAAAATATGTAGCATGTGTATTATACGAAACTCCGTCAGGATATGAAGCTAGAAACTATTATGGTAGATTAGATTTAGTTGATTCAGGTTGGAGTAAGTATGATTTTGACTGGCTTAAGCGTAATAATATTACTTATACCATAGTCTATACTAAGCAGGGAATTGAGCAGTTAGTAAAACAAATTTATGATAGAGAGGGTATACAGGCTGCTCTATTAGCTGCAGATAAGCATGCTACAGTGATAAGTAAATATTGCAGTGGTTGTGATAACTATTATCCTGCATTTAAAGATGAGGATTTTTGTTTGATATGTGGGGGAGCTCATACTAAGAGAAAAGACCCTGATTTGTTAATACCTTTAGAAAATAAAGAATAAAATAAATTTGGTAGTTTGATTGGAATATTGTATATTTACTGTACAATATTACAATCATGAAAAAGGGAAATTGTTCAGTTCTTCTTAACGAAGATAATCTCACATACTATTGGATAGGTTTTATTTTAGCTGATGGACATATAGGAAAAGGTGTTAGGTTGAAGGTTGCTTTATCCAATAAAGATAAAGACCATATAATTAAGCTTCAGAATTTTCTATCTGTTGAAACCCTAAGAGAATATCCTACATATTCAGAATTTTCTATAATGGATACATTTTCAATAAGAAAATTTTGTAAGAAGTTTAAGATTGAACAAAACAAAACAGAAAAAGCTTGTGATATTTCACAAGTAAAAGGTGATTTATTAAAGTCGCTATTTATAGGATTTATTGACGGTGATGGTTATATAGGAAAGCAGTATAAAAGGGAAGACTGCTGTCTTTTTATAAAATGTCACTCTGCTTGGTTAGGTAATCTTAATATTTTTGCCAAAGAATACTTGGGTAAAGAATCAGCTTATATTAATAAAGCTGGTTATGCAAATCTAAATATTGGTAATAATAAGATTCTCAAGGAACTTAAACAATTTGCAATTATTAACAAACTTCCCGTATTAGAAAGAAAATGGAAAAATATAAATCTGGAGTAGGAGGCAGAGAGTCCGAGGAAAGTACAGTATACTTTTCCTCGGACT